GCCCCGTGCCGGACACTGTGCCCAGCAATGTCGGCGTGGCCGTCAAGCCGGTCAGCTTGTAGACTTCTTGGCCTGATACGACATAGAAGTCGCTGCCGTTGGTCTGGTGCGCCCACAGAGCGCGGATCGGGCCTGTGCCCACCGATTGCAGAAAGTTAAGCCCCGGGGCACGGTTGAGGAACGCGGCGGTCTGTCCGTTGTCCGGAGTCATCTCCGGAAACAGGTTGACCATTCGGTTGTCCGCAGCATTGATACTGCGGGCGACGTAGGACGCGCCGAGTATCGGGGTCTGCATCAGTAGTTTCCTGCGTAGATGTTGAACCGCTGGCGAGTAGCCACAATGGCGTAAGGCATCGACATCACATCATCTGGGTTGTTGATGCGCTTCAGATTGCGCTTGCTGGTCATAGCAATGCGGGTCACCTGTGGGCTAGGCTCGACGCCAAACTCAGGCGCAATTTCCATCGCCAAGTTGTAGGTGAACGCCCGCAGATAGCCTGGCGGGAAAGCCAGCACAGTCGTTAGTGTGGCCGGTTCGTCCAATTTTTGAACGCTCACAAAGTGCCACTCCAAGTCCCGCGTGGGCTGTGGGTAGACTGTCATCGTAACGTCGGGGTAAGTCATGTTTACAAAAATGACTTGCGGGTAGGTTGACGTTACGGTTTTAACCGCGATGCCGTTGTACTGCTGCTGGTTGATGAACTTGATGCCAAAGCTGACGTTTGTGCCTGGGTCGCGGTAGTATGTTGAGTCGTCCAGCAACACGGGGCGCAGGCCAACAAAGTTGCCTGTCGGGCCAAGCGTGCGCGTAATTTGACCCGCAGGCCAAGTAAAAATTTGATCTTGAGTGCTGAACACCGACAGGCGTTCAGTGTTCCATGAATCAATCATCTGATTCATCGCCAACAGTGAGTCTTGCGACACTGATGCGGAGGTAGTCTCGCCTTCAGCTAAAACGCCAAGCAACCGCAGCGCCCGGTTGATCTGGTCACCCGCAGTGTAAGTCGCCATAGTTAGACCCCTTGTGGTTCAACTTTTCTACGCCGCTTTACTTCCAGGACGTTCACAGGAGCCGCCAACTCAAAATCGGGCGTATCTTCATTGTATCGCACCCAACCGTTTTTCTCATCGGCTTCTGCTTCAAGATCCATAGTGGCGACTTTTCTGCCGTGGACGGGGTGTTTTAGGTAGATGACCATAAGTCGCCTCCAGGTTGTTGACGTAGAAAATTATGGTAGTTGCCGGGGTATGCGGTTTCAGTGCTGTGATGCGTTAAATCCAAATTTGGCACAACCCAGATGTCGCCGCCAGCATCAATCCAGTTGCGGCTAAAAGCGTAATCCTCGCCCCACCAAGCGCCCTTGTGAGCGCCGTGGTTGAACAGATCAACGGACAAGTTGTATTTGGGGCCGTAGCAAAGGTGCGGGTATGCGTCCATGAAACGCCCTATAGCCTCCTTGGTGACTTTTAGAAAGCCTGCGGGCACTTTGGTGGCTTGGATACATCCATCGGGCCTACAGACGGGCATAAAGTTCTCGCCGTCCTGCAAAACGCCCATGTAGTGTTCTTCGTCTTTCTTGAACCGGTACAAACCCGCAACAACATCGCCGGGGGTCTCAATCAAGGTCAACAAGTCTTTGGGTGCCCACGACACATCATGGTCAATAAACACAATGACATCTGCCTTGGCGTCCAAGGCTTTTCTAAGCATGGCCGCACGCGCTGCTGAGATGTAAGGATTGCCAACTTCGTTGACTAAACCTTCTTCCCAACCCGCCGCTTTTATCAGCGGTATGGACGCCTCAATAGCGTCCAAGCATTGCTGAAATGGGCGCTTGACTGTAGGAAGACAAAAGACAACTTTCATTTAACTGCCACTGCCATAAGGTTGTAGTTGGTCAATCGCTTAGATTCAACTTTGGAAAAACCAATATCTTCAAATGCTGTTTTGAGCGTATCGGCCACAAACCCACATTTGTGGGCCATAAAAAGATTGCCTTCGCGCAATGCGCGGGCATATCCATAAATCATGTCTAAGCCGCTAATAGGGCCGCACGGGGCTTCAATCAGCACATCTTCGGTTGCACAAACGCCTTCTAAGTCAGGCACAAATACAACCGCATAGCCGCCTGGCTTGAGACACCGCTTAAATTCTTGGAGCGCAATCTTCACTTCAAACGGGTAAAGATGCTCTAACGCATGACAACAATAAATGCTGTCGTATTCGCCAATGTCGCCCATGTCCAGCATGGATGCAACAATATCAGGATTTTTCGAAGCGTCAATGTCCAGCCTTGTTTCCACAAAGCCGGACATAAACGCGGGGATAGATTCGCTCCCGCATCCAACGTGCAAGAGCGAACCTCGGCTCATTAAGACGCCCAAAGACCCAAACCGGCAAGAGTGTTCATCACTTCTTGCATTTGAGCCACTTGCAACGTACCGTAGCTGGCGCTAGTTACCACGTTGGTAGTCGTGTGCGTTGTAGCAGTTGCGCGTTGCACAACTGGCGTAGCGCCATAGAAACCAATCGTAGTAGCTGCGGAGCCACCGATTTGCAGAGATTGACCAGTACGGCCAACATTCAGAACTTCGCCGGTATTGCCATCACCGACTTGTTCGCCATCACCAATTTTAGGAAGTGCCATGATAAAAATATCCTATAAAAAAATTTAAGCTCCACCCTTCCACACGCCGAGGCCTGTGAGGGTTGCGTTAACTTCAGCGGCCCAAGCCGCCAAGTTAGACCCAACAGTAATGTAGGACGATGCCGACACTACTGATGCTGCCTGATTGGCAGCAGCGCGTTGCACAACTGGGGTAGTACCGTAGAAACCTACAGTACCACCAGCAGCCTTAGAGTTCCCGATGATTGCCGCATCCAACTGGGGGTCAGAAAAGGCAACACCGACTGCTTTGGTATTTGGCATGGTTTATCCCCAAATACGGCAAGCCATCTGCGGGCGGATGGTGCTGAAACCATACAGAACGTCGATACGGCAAGGCATACGGTCGTTGTTGATGTCGTACTGACGAACAACGCGCAAGCTGATACCGTTATGAACTGCGCGAGCAGCCATATCGACGCCTTGGGGCAGCAACAAGTCGGCGGTCGCAAAAGTGATCGCATCTTTGTGGTAGACCAAGTTCTGTGCGTAAGCAGTAGAAGCAGTTCCCACAAAGGTCACAACAGCGTTGATCAATGGCAGAGCGGTCATGGTCGCCAGTGCGTGAGCAGCGGAGTACATGGGAGCCACAGTCACAGTCCAAGTGCCCGCTACAGCGGTTGCATCGGCCAAAGCCACAAACTGGAACAGCGAACCGGTGGTTTCACGGGTTTGCGGGTTCACAGCAAAGACGCTACCGCAAGTAAACACGTCACCAGCCTTGATGGTAGTGGTCACGGAGGCTTGCGACAGGCTCAGAGTGGAAGAACCTTCCGAAGTTACCGAAGCGGCAACAATGGTAGCGGCAGACGCATCACGCGAACCAGTGGTGTGTTGCTTGATCGACTGAGACATATTGATCTCGTCAAAGCCCAACACGCCAGTGCCCATCATGCCGTTCTTGAACTGCTTGCTGATGGTGTCGGTGGGATTGAACAGACCTTTCATGCCTTCAACCAGACCAGCGTTGGCAGCGGGGTTAACCGTTGCGTAGCGTGGCGACATCACAGCAGCGTTTTCGTTCAGCTTCTGCTGAGCTTGCAACAGAACGAGCGAAGTCGATGGGGTGGTGCCAGGCGTACCAACTGTGTTAGCGATTGCTTTGTATGCGTTAGCAACGTCAGCATCGATGCTGGAAGCCAGCTGAGAAATACGAGGCTTCAGAACACGCTCTGCGAAGTCATCCAACTGCATGGTAAGTTCGGCGGAGGTGAAGTTCACGCCGATGTGCTTCTGCGAAGCCACGGTCAGGGTGGTGAACTGTTCGTTGTCGTCCTGAACTTGCAGGGCGGCACCGTCGGTTACCAGAGCGCGATCCGGTAAACGGATACGCAGTGTGGAACCAATTTTTGCGCCTTCAACGGCGAAAGAGTCGTCGTACTGACGGTTGACGTTACGAGTGATTACCAGGTTGTTCTCAAGGATTTCGAGAGCCTTCCGAGTAATCATGTCGATGGTAAGAATCGAGTTTGCCATGATTTATATCCTAAAAAAAGTTAGCGATTACGTTGAGCTTCCCACTTTTTCATCTGACGCTGGCGATCCGCTTCGATCCACTCTGACGTACTCATGTTCTTTACAGAACGAGGGTCAGTCGTGTCATAAGACGGTGCTCCAGAGCCACGGCCACTAATAGGCGCGATGGGCGGTGGGGCGCTAGTTGTCTTTTTTAAGACCGGTTCTGAAGCAATTTTAGCTTCTAGTTTGCCGATCTCTTTAGCCTGCAAAATTGGCGACAGACGTGAAATCCGGCTGGCTTCATTTGGGTGGGTACCCAAGTAATAAGCCAGATCGGGGCCAATATCGGACGATTGAATAGTCTCAGCCATCGCGTTCGTGATTGGCAGTGCAGGGTTGTATGCGACTTGTTCGAAGTCCTCATACTTAGCCCGCGCGTCCTCTTCACGATCTTGATACGCCTCAATCACACTCATGCGTTCACGATCAGCTTCACGTTTGGCCAATAATTCCTCTGCTTTTCGTACAGCCAATGCGTCGGCGTACTCATCAACAGAATTAAAATTTTCGACCGGCGGGAGTTCCGCAGATACGGCAGGCGCTTCTTGCGCTCGACGTGCCTGTTCTCTTTCCCACTTACGCTGTTCTCTTGCAAGCCTTTTGCCAATGGCAGCGTCTAGTTCTTCTTGTGTGAAGACTTTAGCTGGCTTTGACTCTTCATTCTCCGGCGCATGTGTTTCTTCAGCTACAGGCTCTGCCGTCGGTGCCTGTTCTGGCGCGGGTACTTCCGCTAACTCGTTTTGTACTTCATCAGACATTGTCGATTCCTAAAGAATCCCTGACGTACCGCGTCAGTACGGTATTTCGG